CCCCTCAGCCCCCCCGCCCACGCACGCACACACACCCACGCACACGCACACACATGCACACAATTCATACGTTAGTCAGGCACATATATCTATCGTAGGGTAAGGGCCGGATTGATGCATTTGTTGCGGTCTTTGAACAATTGTCACGACAACCATTTCTCGTTGTCGGCCGTCTCCAGACAACTTCGTTGTCCCTTGTACTCGCCGACCAAACACCATTGGGTTTGGGTACCCTGTACCGGATTTTCAGGAGGTGTCGGCCGGGGTTCGGTGATCGGCATCACTTTGGTGGTGCCCGGCTGTCCCTTGAGAAGATCGGCAATGTCGTCTAAAACATCCGTTCCGACGGACAGAGTCGCTCCTCCCACCGTCTTGACGGTTTCTGCCCCACTTTCAAGTATCTGCCCCGAACTGTACGAAAATGACCGGACCACGCCTCGGACAAACACGATGAGACTCTCCAGCAAATATTGGAACCCGTCCATCAATGGTTTCAACAATGCTCCCCCCAGTGCCGAAAATATCATCACGAATACCAAAGCAGCGATGATCCAATTCCGGCTGTCACTGATCATAAATCCGCCAGGTTGTGCTGCCGTTACCGTGGCTACTGCCGGTGCAGGTGCAAGTGCTACTGATGATGTTGCAGAGGATTCCATAGAAAATACGCTTGAATATATTATTCAGTGTAAAAAAAATATATCCCCCGCATATGTGCGTTTGGGTACATAAAGGTCTAATACACTTCTATGGTATAGCATTCACGATGGCCGGATTGTTTAGCTTCATTGAGAGTTTCTTTTTCCTGAGCATCGGGATCACCTTCATCTTGATCCTGTTGTTGGTGTACCATTTCAAGCAACGTTTGACACTGTTGGAGCAAAAAACCGAAACGATTGTGTCCATTGTGAACCAACTGACCCATGAAATTACGTATATGAAGCCCATGATGTCCCATTCGGGGGGAAGACCCAAGGAAGATATGGGAACTGACCGATTTTCCGGAATGTTGCACGGGGGCGACCCTGCGGCAAATATATTCTTCGTGTCTCATCCTCAACCCGATTATATTCCCCCTGAAGTCCCTTCGGGGGCAATTGATTCCTATCAGTGTCCAATCGACAGACAGCCCCAGAATGAGGCAATTGCTTCGCGATCGCTCTATCAGGTCGAAGAGATTGACGAGGAGGACGAGGAGGAAGAGGAGGACGATGATGAGGAAGAGGAGGACGAGGAGGACGATGTGATGTATACTGGTGAAGATGTCGAACCAGAGGAACTACCTTTAGACGAAGTGCTCGAATTCGAACCACCTGTACCTGTACCTGCACCTGCACCCATGCCTTCGGTATCCGACGAGGACATGACACAACCGCCAGAAATCACGCTACACTCCGACTCTTCCTCGAAACACAGTAAAATCAGTATATACGAACTCCGGGCAATGGCCGTGAAGAAAGGGTTGATTACCATCAATGAAAGCACCAAACTCAAGAAAGCAGAATTGCAACGCATGCTCGATCAATATCCATAGATAAATCATAGATCATGTTATATAATATAATAGTAATCATCATATAACATGTTTTCGCCAGCAGTATCTATGGAATGTGCATATCCGTCGTATTTGAACGTCACCCTCCCCAAATCGCATTTAGGCTATCAAACCAACAACCAATACAAAGAGTTTCCCCCCATGATGGCCGACGGTCGATCGTTGATCTCGTCGTGGACCCCCGACGCCCTCATCAACGAAAGCCTGATCCAGAAAAATCAGATACGGTCCAATTGGCAATACCGCAAATTCCTGCAGGCCAACGCCGCCGGTCTGCGCGAATACAATTTCCGCGAAACGGCCAACGACACGGGCCACGTCGCTATAGCGAAGCAATTGGGCCCACACGGAACGGTGGGCGCTATCAAAGGCAGTCCCCGGGCCTCTGTCGTCGAGAGTGTGGAGAACCGTCCATACGTATACCAATCCTTGCTGGATCCGGCCCGCCCCGTGGGCTACGAAACGTCGGATCTCAAGGAAGTGTATTTGTCCAAGGAGCAGCTCCATTCGCGCAAAGTGGCGCCGTATTTTGTGATGGAGGATTTCCGTCGTTGATCTCGCTACATTTTGTTCGTACCATACAACAATATAATCACTATTGTACGAACAACCTATATTTTCATAGATGTCCACTATTGTCTCCTTTGATATTGGTATCAAAAACCTGGCATATTGTATTTTGGAAGCCTACACTTCGTTCCCGGCTTCATCCCCCAATGCTACCGGTCTACGACCGTCTGCATTGGGGTCTCAAAGCGATGTTTCAACAATAACTCATATACGTGATTGGAATGTGATCAATTTGATGACTCCTCCCACGGTACACGACGTGGATGCTACTTCTGCTGCTACTTCTTCTGCTACTTCGGGTGCATCGGCCGTACCCACGTGTACATGTATGACCAAAGGCAAAGACAAAAACAAACACACGATATGTGGGAAACCGGCCAAGTTTCAGAAAGAGGGGATCATGTATTGTGGTGTGCACGCCAAATCGGCGGTGACGGCGGGTACATCCTCTGGATGTTTTATGATGCCCAAAGCTGCGTACATGCGTAGCAAATTGAATGCCCGCAAAAAACCCGAATTAGAAGCGATGGCGGCTACAGCTGGACTCACATTGACACCCGGTACCAAATCAACGTATGTGGACCAATTGGAGACCTGGTTTCGCGCTCGGTGCCTGGAACCGATACAAGATCCGAATGTACGACCCATGGGGGCCAAGGACATGGATCTGATCACACTCGGGCGACATATGTGTGCCCATTTGGACCATATCTTCGGCAATACGTATCCGTCGTTGCCGATTACCCACGTCATCTTGGAGAATCAGATATCGACCTTGGCCAGCCGCATGAAGACCATTCAAGGCGAACTGACCATGTATTTCCTGATGAAATTTCCGAATGCACACATCGAATACGTATCGTCTACTCATAAATTGCGTCATTTCGCGGGTGTGTTGACCGAGATCCCGTCGGAAACAGCCAATCTCGTGTTGTCCCGGACAAACCAGACAGTAAGTGCATCGTCCCGGCCTAAGCAGACAGTAAGTGCATTGCATAAGCAGACAGTCGACGCAAAATACCGTCAACACAAACACGATGCCATACGAATTACCCGGCATTTGCTCGAACAGAATCCTGTATGGTCGGCCCAGTGGCAGCATACCATGGCCCACAAGAAGAAGGACGATTTTGCCGACTGTTTCTTGCAAGGTCTATGGTACATGTCTACGTTAGATACCCGTTCTTGATCTTGATCTATGGTTTCTTATCTCGTCGAATGGTCAGTGGATGAGGTGACTTCGAATACGATCTCGAAGTAGTTGTATCACGACGAATGGTCAAAGGATGTGGCGATGACGATGACGACGATTGAACATCCACAGGAACATCCACAGGAACATCAACAGGAACATCAGCGGGAACATCAGCGGGAACATCCACGGGAACATCATCTACCGTGGCGCGAGTATAATACATAGAATCTATGATTGAAATCATGTCATCCGTGGATTTCATAGAATACTGATGAAAATCGTCGATGGACAAGGCTATGGGTGTGATCGGACGTACGACATAACATATACAATTCGTACATTCGAATGTGACATTGGGCACATCTTGCAATTGCATATAAAAATCGCCATCCCCTCCATATACATATCCCCAGGTAGACATGGCATTCAATGCAAAGGGTATCACACCAGATGGTGTACCGATCTTGCCCTTTTTTACGCGATATGTGCTGCATTCAGAACCTGCCTCGACAAACGGATCCCGATCCGAAATATATTTTGTTCCTTGTGATGGCATGCAATGGATACGGTCATGGTTGTCTAACCATACGGCGGCAATGACATAGACCGGAGGAATGTAAAATGGATCCTGCGATAACACACAGTACCGGCGCAACCAATCAAACGTATATGGAGTATACACATCATCATCATCCGCATGCATCACAAAATCGCGCGGAGACAACAACGACGCATATTTATTTCGAATACCATGTCCCCAATATCCGAGTGCGACGGGTTCGCAATGTTGATATACTGGACACTGAAAGGCAGAAACGTTTGCTAATGCGACAGGTATGTCTGTATGACAATCGTACACAATGGTCAAGGCGTCGTGGGGCAACAATTGCGGCGACAATGAATCCAATATACGTTGAATGCTGGGACGTATTCCCGCCGTGGCAATCAATACGTGAAATGTTGGACTCGGACTCGAAGTCCGTCGCCCCCTCACCAAATAATAGAACACCGACTGCGGCTGTTCAAAGACCATATACACCAGTTCCTCATCATTCATCGTATGTTTGCGGTAGATGGTCCACGTAATGACATAGAAACAGTCTTCCCGCGCGAGAATGGTTTGTGCCCGGTCGTGTGCCATCGTCGGATCCGCAAAATACCATTTGTCGCGACGAATGCCCGGATTGTCCGTCCAGTCGATGAAATTGCATCCCTTGGAGGTGACGTCTTCGTAGTTATTTAGTCGAATATATTCCGGGTGCGCTTGATACAATTGGCGAACCGTGTCGGGACCGATGCATCCCCAGGTGAGTTGCGGTTGCGTATCCAAGACTCGATTGACATGGTCGACGCAGAATTGGCTACACGCGGTATGTGGACGCATCACCAACGACGCGCATCCGATGGGTATTTCCTCCGAGGTTGTTTTCGTTTCTATGTCCAATATCACCTGTAGATTGAATTCATCGGTTTGCATATACAATGGGTTCAAGTCGCGCACAATGATGACGTCGGTATCCAGCCAGATACCTCCTCTTTGGTGAAGAACCGTGAACCGCACGACATCACTCTTGTGGTTGGGCGCCAGCGTTGCGAACCGTGGATGGAGTGTATTGGGCAAGAGGTGTTCGTTCAAATTGGCGTCGGTCAGTAATACCATAGAAAACCCGTATTTATTGGCCATTTGCATGTTGTGTTCATAGATATAGCGGATCATGGGGGGCATGTAGGCAACGCCGCGATCCCAGTAGCAAAATACTTCGGTCGCCGGTACGTTCATTACCACAAGGTATTTGGTCCCCCTTTCTCGATATAGTATATATACATTGTGCAGAAATATGGCCATGATTGTTCATACCATTACGAAAGAGATTGAAAAGATCATCTGTCAGAACATCACGGTATTGTTTGAGAAAAAGGCGGACGATCTGATTCAAACCATCGGGGATACACTCAAACAAAAACTGGACGAAGACACGGAATTCATGAAAAACATCAGTGCGCGCATCGAGGCCACCCTCAGCGAAAAACTGCAGGAATTTTACAACCAGATTGAAAATCAGGCGAATCTGCGTACCATCATCGAACCCATCATCGCGCAGTCTCTGTCCACGTCACTGGAACCCATGTTGCAAGACGCCATCAACAAGAATCTCTCCAAATTTGAAAAGAAACTGACACAAGGAATGAGGGGTGGAAGATCGACACGTGGTAAGCGGCAGCGTAGAAACAAAACATCCAAGGTTCGCGGTAAGCCATAGACGTAGCCATATAGATAGACAATTTCTATGATATGATAGACATAACTACCACTGATACGATCCATCGATGGATCCACCGCCACCGCAATACGAGTATAATGTGTCCGTCATCGCCATTTTCAAGAATGAAACCATGAATTTGAAGATGTGGTTGGAGCATTATCTATGGCAAGGCGTCGATCATTTCTTTCTCATCGACAATGGCAGTACCGACGACCCGCACAAGATCTTGCAGCCGTACATCGACCGCGGGATAGTGACCTACCGGTCGTTCCCCGAGAGGTTCCAGCAATCCGCCCATTACCGTCGCATCTTTGACGAAGAACGGGTCCGGGACCGGTCTCTCTGGGTCTGTGTCTGCGACCTGGACGAATTCTTCTATGGCGCTCATCGGCCGTTGCGCGATACTCTGCGCGACATGGATGCAGAGTCGAACGAGGAGATCAACGTCATCTATTCCAGTTGGAAGATGTTTGGCCACGAACATTTGCGGGAACATCCCCCCGACATTCGCACCGCCATTGTGCACCGGAACCCCGAATTGGAACATCAACATACCAAGTATATATTCAAAACCCGAATCGTGACGGATTCGTCCATGTTATGGATTCATTGTTTGCGGGTGTCCACACGCGACTGCACCGAGAACGAGCGCATCCAGCTGAATCATTACCCCATACAATCCTTGCAGTTTTACCAGCAAGTCAAGATGACCCGAGGCGCGGCCGACGATGCCCAACACGAACATGTACGCGATATGAACTATTTTCATCATCGCGTCGGTCCTTGTGTACTCTTGGACGACCAACTCCGACAACTCGTTCTGCAGGGATACCCGTCGCCGTCACTGCAGGGATACACCTCATATTCCTCCTGAACTTCCTTCGGTCGTTCATACGGAATATGCAGAGGGATCCTATTTGAAGTAGCGAAGCTACTTCTTAGGGCAAGCCCGTATGGATCTTCCTTTCATAATGTGTTGCGGACAAACACCGAACAAATGTATCCACAAATACAGTATATATACGCACACATACATACTGTATTTACAACTGTACCTACACCCATGTCCAATTTCATCTTTTTGAACGACGAAGAAGCCCAGGGCAAGATCAACATAGACGAATTGTATGACAAAAACATGCAGCGCGATCTCAAACAGTTGTCCATCTTTAACAAAATCCTCAACCGCGTACATCGCCGCATCACCTTGACCGGACGCAACAAACAAAACGCTAAACACGTTTGGTTCAATGTGCCCGAGTACATCTTCGGTGAACCCGCCTTTGATTCCTCGGATTGTGTGGCATATGTGATCAGCAAATTGGCCGACAACGGATTTCATGTGCGATACATTCATCCCAATACGTTGTTTGTGTCGTGGGAAAATTGGGTTCCGGCGTATGTGCGCACGGAAATCAAGAAAAAAACCGGGAAACTGATCAACGAAAAGGGCGAAATTGTCGAAGTTCCGGTTGCATCCGAGGAGGCCGCCCCCCCGGCGAAACGGTCATCGGGTACGGCGGCGAAACCTTCCTACGAAGATCTGATCAATGGACAAGGTATTTTTGCGGGTACCTTGCAATCTCCGCAGCAGAAACGGGTATATACCCCCATTGATAGCTACAAACCCAGCGGCATCATGCACCGATAAGCAGTGCGCCAATTTCGTACCACGGATTGTCTCTTTACATTTCAATTACATAGATCATATCATGTACAATCATTTGGTCTTGTCGGGTGGGTTGATCTATGGATGTGCCTTCTATGGCACATTGAAAGAAATGCATCGATGTGGCAGGTGGTCCAACGAATCGTTGAAAAGCGTCCATGCCACGTCCGTGGGATGCGTGGTCGCCATATTCGTGGCCATGATGGCCCATGTGGACACGGGCTCGGATACGAACTCAGACTCGAATCCGTGGTTTCGATCGGCGGATACCGGAGAAAAACTGGATATCTGGGACATCATTGACCGGTATTTGATCGATCGGCCGTGGCAAGATGTGTTTCATGTGTCCGTGTCGACATTTGTTCATGGCTATGACCGATGTGGAATCATGGATTCGTCCTGTTTTCGCGACATATTTGCTCCTCTGTTTGCGGCGTTTGATGTGTCCATCGATGTTACTCTGCAGGAATTCTATGAAAGGTTTCCGGTAGAATTGTATTTTATGACCGTGTGTTTAGGTAACGATAACGATGGCAAAGGTAACGATGGCGGGCGCCTCGTCGAATTGTCGCACACGACGCATCCCCACTGGACCGTATTGGACGCGTGTTACGCCTCGTGCTGTGCCCCCGTGGCCTTTCGGCCGTTGGTCAAGGAAGGGCGGTTGTACACGGACGGCTGTCTGTTGGCAAACTATCCCATGGCTCAATGTCGAGCACGGTATGGTCACGAACCCGAATTTGCGCAACGTACTTTGGGCATATACATTCATCCACCCGGCCCCATTTCCTCCGATACCGTCTTTGTGACTCCCCCCGATCTGATGACCTATTTGAGCCAAATCATGCAATTCGTGGTTCATACGTCGAACCAGGTACACAGCTCGGCCTATGCACACGCCGATTCGCAAGATCCGTGCGACGAAATCAATATCGATACATCGTGGTATCCGTACACTGCATTGTATACATTCATCCATTCGCGGGAAGATCGCATCAAGATGATCGAATGTGGGATTGACGCGGCCCGACGCCTATGTGCCTTAGACGTTTCCAATCAAGAGGTCGCACAAAAGAACCCAATATAGGGTTGAAGCCTACACTTCGTTCCCGGCTTCATCCCCAAAGCCTACCTGTCTACGACAGTCCGACTTTGGGTCTTATTTGGTGACGGATTTCAAGAATGTGGACAGATTGGCTTCGGTAATCTTTCCCTCGAATTCAATGGGTTCATTGTTTGTGTCCATCAACAGCACCACCGTCGGGAAATGTTCCACGTGGTACTTTTGCATGGCCACAGCCACGGCGGGATTTTTGTCTCCATCGGTGCAGTCCATCGGAGCACACGATATTTTATGTCCATTGACGACGGTGTCATTATACTTGTCTTTGAACAGTTGCCATTCGGGTTTGGCCTTGACGCAGTGTGGACACCAATCGGCGAAAAAGAAGAATACGGTCACGGTTTGATCCCGGCGGTTGGCGTTGGCAATGTCTCCGTGTTGGGCCTTGTTGGTGCGAGGCACAATGACGTATTGATAGATGTAATAGGTGGCCACGGCAAAGATGATGATGAGTGCAACGATCAATAGGGGGCGTTTGTAGGGACGATACAAGGCGTCATAGAGTATGGATTGAATGGATGGCATATCGGTCTATGTAAGATGGAATAATATAACATAAACCGATACGTTTATTCTCTTATATTCCGCATGTCCACCACCACCGATCCACCGTATCTCATACACGCCTTGTGTTTTCAGCACAAACGCACGGAAGAGATGAAGTCCAAATTCCAGCGAGTGGGCATTGATCCGGCTACGGTACATTTCTATGACGGCGTCCCCTTCACGGACCGGCGTCTTCATAGTGCCAATGGCGTCTCGAAATGGATGTATATGCATACGGCTAAAGGCCAAGGACCAGACCAAGGTCAAGGCCATGTGGAATTTGTCCCGAACGACGGTATCACGCGGTGTTGGTCCTTGTGTTACGGTCACCTGGACATGATACGACATTATTATGACCGCACTGCAGGTATGGAGTCGCCTCCCCTGGGGATCTTTTGCGAAGACGATATCCTGCTACGGCGCGATTTTGTGGCCCAAATGGAGACGGTATTGCGCGATTTTTATGCATTGAATTTAGGGATATTGTTGTTGGGATATCTATGTTCCTTTCCGATACATCCTTCGGAACATTTTCGCAAATTAGAGCCAGAATATGATACGACTACATTCCAATACTTTCGTTATCCGTCAGACACATGGGGCACCCAAATGTTTATGATGACGCGGGAACACGCGGGAAGGTTGTTGTCCAAGTACGAGTATGGGTTCGCCGAATACTCGATTGCCCATCCCACCCTGTGTCCCCCTTTTAGTGCAGATTGGATATTGACGAAAGAAGACATGGATCATGCGGCGATCGTGTATCCCCTCCTGGCCATAGAAGACGGCCAGAGTCGGTACGAACATGGTGGACAGCAGCATCTACGCAATCTCTGCTTTCAATTGTCGTATACCGAAGAGTTGTTTGGTGAGGTCCCTGAAGGGACCAACCACTAACTGGTCAGGTCCCCTAAGGATGTGTATCAAAACCATATAAAGAAAGAAGGTATAGTAGGGTGTGTCCATGGACACATGTATTCTCACAGCAAACCAATAAAATGCATTATTTTTTTATTATGAATACAGCACCCCTCCATTCTTTCCCCACATTCTTTACCCTGCTTCGGTAGCTTAGTTGGTAAAGCACTCGGCCGTTAACCGAGAGACCGTAGGTTCGAGTCCTACCCGAAGCGAACAAATATACATTCATACAGCAACTATAAATTGGAACTACTAATCACCCACTGAATGTAGCACATACATCCTTCTGTACAAAAACATATAGTATTCTTGCAGCAACTCAACACCCAAATCAATGATGATTGTGTTCTTTGAATACAGCACCAAAACTCACACAAAAACATCCATGTTCTATGTAATTGATCATAATTACATAGAAATCAAGTCATCCGATACGTCTACATACGATTTCGGTCCCGATCCAATATTTGGTTCCAGCCGTGATCATTTCGCCTTTATGAAACAAATCAATGTCAAAGATCAATGTTTTGTTTGTACTCGGTACAATGGTCACAGTCTCGCCAAAAGAATCGTCGTAAAATTGGGTATTGCCCCCGCAAAATTCGTCATTCAAATACGTCAATAGGGTGAATTTTGAATATGTTCGACTCGAGTTGTCATAGACCGAACCGGTATCGGTATGAATACCAAACAGGTTGTTTTGTACCAATTTCGAATAAAAAATGTATGGGGAAGCGCCGATCGGTTGCCACGTTTGACGGTTTCGATCTACATATACATTTGGTAAAAACCGCTGTATTCTCGCATAAATGGTATCGGACAATTCCTGGTGTATGATTTTGCCATTTTTGAAGGATTGTTCCGTAAATGTACGTTCGCGTACGTCGGCATGTTCAATGAAATGAATGTGGTCGTTGATTTCTTGAATTGTATATATATCATCAATGGTGACGATTTCAAACGGTATATCGGTGTAATTTTTTATCATCATCATATGATGATACCATGCAGTGTATTTATATATAAACATTGCACGGTATCATAGTAAAATAACATGATATGTCCCGAATTACTAAAATCATTGCAATCGAAGTATTTTGGTGCACAAGACGACCATTTGCGTGATAAAACAATCAAGAGCAATTATGACGAGTTTCATAGCACATTTTCCGAAACTGATTGGGACGAATGGGATAAAGTAATGAAGTCTGAAAAATACCGAAAAATTCAGTGTATAAAAAAAACAAATAATATTACGATGAAAAATACGAAAACTGATTATGAATATCAATGCTTACAAAGCATGGTTCCAAGTAACATACCAGATGATTATGAAAAAACCATATATAATTTTGAATTGTTACCGTACGCGGGTGATTTTATTGAAGATATCAATATTGTAATTAAAAAACAAAAAGGGGTTGAATATAAAATAGGTCAAATTACACTTGATATAGCTGGAATGCGAATCGTAAGACTACATGATACCACCCAATTAAATGTATTAAATTCTGTCTACGGACAACATACGGTTGAAGATGAAGATACAATTACTATACCATGTACATTCACAAATCGTATCATACCATTGGTAAAATTATATCATCATGAAGTTAGAATTCAATGTACCATCGCATATAAAAAACTACCAGAATCTACTGGATTAGATGTCGAATTGTATGGTAATATGTACTATTTGAATCTACCATTGCGAAGACAATTATGTCAATCCCAAAACTTTTTCAACACCACCACCCGAATTATACAAAACCAATGTACGGGTGCAGAAAAAATAACACGCGGTATCAACCATATTAGGTTAAATTTCAACCATCCGGTATTTTTAATTTATTTTTATGGAATTGATCAAGCGAAAATCAACAACGTTCAATTCGTAGTGAATGGTGAAATCGTGTACGACAGATCGATTCGTGCACAGGAAGAACCTATCTGCAGATTGTTTGATGACGATAAAGATACGTCGTTTATTTATTTTTCAAAAAAGTTCGATTTTGACGATTTATATAACAATGACACTATTAATTTTTCGAGAATTGAGAAAGCCGTATTGGTCATTGATACCGACCAAGAAGATGATGCAACCGTGAACATCGTTGGATTGAATTATGGAATCGCGAGAACGGCTGGTGGTATGTACGGATTGGCGTTTTCTAAATAATATACACATCACGTCATATTTGGTTTTTCTATGTAATTATACGTATTACATAGAATTCTTACTGTTTTTGATGATTACTAAAGCGTGATTTTGACTCGTTTCGGGTATCCCCTTTCATATTCCTCCGCGATGCTACGGTCAGTGACCGCAGGTCACAACCCTGGACGATCTCCGATCGTCCTTGGGAATATGTGCATGGATCCTACGGATCTTCCTTTCATATTCCTCCGCGATGCTACGGTCAGTGACCGCAGGTCACAACCCTGGACGGCCAGAATGAAAGGAGATCGTCCTTGGGAATATGTGCATGGATCCTACGGATCTTCCTTTCATATTATGTACCCGTTATGTCCAAGGAAATATACCGTTCGTGATTCAACGTCTCCAACATCATGTTCCACGGCGTCGCCATCTGCAAGGCTTCCAGGCCTTTTTCGCAAAATACATTCAACAGGACGGGACTGAATCCCGACATCATAGATGTATTGGGGGTGGAAGACAAGGATGGAAATCCCGAGGTGCTGCGCAAATTCCAAAACAGAATGTGAGGACAGGTGTATCCAGCGTATTGATACATCAGATGAATGGTATCACGCATGGATGTCTTATACGATCTGTCTGCCACATTGATTTGCATGTCGGAAAAGATCGCCAATATGAGTCCTTCCACGTCTTTTGGTGGAACTTTCTGGGCAATGAGTGCATCCAAGATCAACTTCAGTGCTGCATAGAAGTGGGTCGTCCCGCCCCATTCGGCGTCCTTTAGCGATGCTACCATCGACACGAAATCGTCTTTTCCTTCTAAATTGTGCCAGGTGGGGTCCTCTGCAAATGTGAGCACCCGTTTGCCTAATACGGATTTTTCCGCCACACGGATGCCCAGGGCAATGGCGGCGTGGAGTGGATCCCCTTCCATCGAACTCGATACGTCTACCATGGCCACCATATTCATGGTACCCAGACTCGAAGAGTTAGACGCCAGACTCTTCGAGTTGGACGTTGTCGTACTGGATCGCCACTGGGCATTCAACAATTCGATTTCAGATACGGTTCCTTTAGGAAACAAGGTACGGGTCTCCGGATCATAGACGTTTTCGATCAGTGCGAGTGCCTGTTTGGTGAAATCGTTCATACCCACTCGTCCACCTTTGATCTCCTTCCCCGAACTCACACGTTCCGCGATATAGTCTGTGAATTTTCGCGCGCATTCGATGCGGTCCGGTCGGTCGCTTCGCTGCGCACTCATGTTACTACTTTTGGTGAGATTCAAAAACGCCTTCTTGTTTCGACTCAGGGTGATCGATGTCGTTTTGTGGTGGTCAATGTCGGCCCATACATTCCCACACTGCTTGATCTGCACCGTGTCCAATCGTCGGTTCAATCCCGCCAACAGTTTCCGATAATGGGTATAGGCATATTTTTTGGATGCATCGGTATATTTATTGGATGCAAATGACCTACGAGACTCCTTCGTCGTCTCTCCTGCATTTGACGCCTTGGCTAAAGCTACGCTTCCGCCAAGTCTTTCAGTTGAGGTATAATAATCTTCCGCCAAGGCTTGGAAGAACCAGGAATAACGACTACCTTCTCGTGGCACCCATTTAGCACATAGAGATATCGGGGAATGTTCGGTTTCTGCAGATACCACATCAATTCTCAGCTGAGCATTGATCAATTGAATGCACGTTCGGATGAGTTCGTGGTTCGCATTGCCCATTTTGTTCTTGCATAGATCCGCCATATGTTTCATGTCTTTCCACGAACCTAATGGTTGGAGTGGCGTATCGCCGACTTTACCCAGGGGGTGTAGCAATTCGTCGTCGGACATTACAAACGTTTTGAGAGCATGCACCGCCAATGCAGGAAAATACTTGTACCACGACAAGATCATCCAATAAGACAAGGTATATTCCCCCTTGCCGGAAACGATGTCACGGGTCTGCAACAACATCCGGAACATGATGGAGATATATGTATTGCTGGGCTCCATCGTAGACAATGTTTTCAGGATGGTTTCCAGTTGAACACTGAGTGAATTTAATGCTGTCTCCGACTTGGTTCGTACCAGTTGAAAATACAACTGTGTGATGGATTCTTGGATATCCGTAGTCGACCAGGCGTGTTCCACATGACCATTCTCACCTGTTTTCATGGGGCAGCTGGTTTGCTTGTCCATAGCAGCAATCAACGATGACATATACATATAGTAATCGTAGCAGTGTTTTTATACAGTTTTGTACTCGACCGACTTACATAGAAAATGTTTTGCACTTGGTGGATTGAGGAACAATGCGCAAGACACATTTGGTCTTTTTTCCGTTGAAAGGCACGACACAACCTTTTTCCGATGCGGATGCGGATTTCCGATGTTTCCGTGTCGTCTTGAATCCACCTCTTGTCGTCCTGATACCTTTAGCCGTTTTAACATTAGCCGTTTTAACATTAGCCGTTTCACTTTTAGCCGTTTCACCTTTCGCCATATACGATTTCTGAATGGGTTTCTTCGCATCATTCGCACATCTGGCCCGAAAGTGTTCATAGATGTCTCGCACGGCGTCGTACGTAAGACCGGATTTCTTGTTCAACATCCGATTCACCACCTCGTGTAAATCGTATATGTACCGCGAAAACGTCTCTCGTGACGCCATGTGACGTTCTTCCAGCGGCAATGTCCCGAAATTCTTTTCCAAATTTGTGCGACATTTGCCACACGGAATGACGTGTTTGAGGTTCAATACAAATTCCCGATAATGCTTTTTCTGTGCATCGTTTGGCTCGACCGGATAATTGAAACTAATACAGTGCAATAGATGCCAGGTGGCCGGTCCCCAAATCGTGGTCAGCATCCCATTGTTGGATTCGTACTCTTCTTTACCATAGATTTGTTCTTGAAAATGTCGCTTGCTCCGACGCGCCTCGTCACCCGACCTCCTCTTGGGGGTTTCCATATTCCTCTGGACTCCCTTCGGTCGTCTGTCGTAATATGCGTGAATATCCTCCGCTCCATTCTTTGTCGCTTCGGATACCACATTCATCGTTCTGGGTGGATGCGCCGAACGTTCTTTCATGTTCCTCGGCAAATAGCTATATAGTTTCTATTTCGACAAAAAAGTCAAAATAGAGTATAAGTGTTCATATTATTATCATGTCAGATACAAACGCACTACAACATAACATGATAACTCAGGTTCCCAGTAGTGGTGGCGGAGGACACGATCCATCTAAATCGGCATCTCCGCCTTCTCAATCACAATTCATAGAAACTGATGCATCGCAGGAATTGGCTTTTGTTTCTGGACCGCACCAAGGGTCAGATGCCTCGGGTGCCTCAGGTGCCTCAGGTGTCAATCCACAACAAGGGTCAGAGTCCAAGCCCGAAGTCGTATTTTGGGGAGACGACCCCAATGTGCTCTTGCGCACACCCTATTTGCTGGAATTCTTTCCCACCGAATCCATGACCTATGCTCAAAAACTCAATGCCATTGCACGAACGGTCTTGATCGTGGCCATCATCATCAGTCTATGGAGCGGGCAATGGGCCCGTACCGGATTGGTCACTGCACTGACACTGTCTGCAATATATTTGATGTATATGCATTACACGGGTCGCGCCAAGGACCCCGAGGGGTTCGCCACCCCCACGTCAGGACCCGTCGTGGACGCCATTCGCGCCTACGGAACGAAAGGTCATCCTCTCCCCCCCACCACGGACGACATCTTCCAAGATCCGTCGTCCCAGAATCCCTTTAGCAATGTATTGGTCCCCGACTACGAATTGAATCCCCATAAATTGCCGGCGCCCCCCGTCGATCGCCCCGAAGTATCGAACCAGATCATGCAACAAGCCGTGAATTTGGTCCAAGAAGCCAATCCGAGCCAGCCGGGAATCACCGAGAAACTGTTTCGTGATGTCAACGACCAATTGACCTTTGAACAGTCGATGCGCCCATTTATGAGCAATCCGGCCACCACCATTCCGAATGACCAAGGTGCATTTGCCCAATTTTGCTACGGCTCGATGGTGTCCTGCAAAGAAGGCAATTTATTTGCTTGTGCACGCAATACGTCGCATTACAACAATTACTAATAAGACGGAACTGTATCCCTCAGCATAAGGTACGGATTATCAAGGGCATTCAAATATTGTCCACGGGAATATATGTCTTTCTTCAATATATATTGTGTTGAATCACCACCATAGTCATGTCCATTGTATCAGATTATACGTTCAATCGCACAGATCGTATTGGATTGGATGTTACGGACAATACCCAACGCAACATGCAAAACACACGATATAGTAATTATTATACCACGAACAACTTTAGCGAATCTTCCATCTCGGCCAACACGATCCGGTTTGGATCGGCCTATCCTACCATGGTCATGCACAACACCATTTGGGGGAATGGATTGAACGGCGACGTCGTCGACACCGATTCCCGGCTGTTGATCCAGACGACACAGGAACGTCCGTTGGAGAAACTGGACATTTTTTCTCGTCCGTTTGCCACCGTGCCCTATTTAGGCAGGGGCAGCTGCAACCCCGACGTGGAATCCCAGTTGTTGCAAGGCGAAACCGTGTCCGACAAGAAGAGCGTGTCGACCGTGATGAACCAAAGTTTCATGCCATATACGTTGTATCCGACGGACGACTACATGACGGAACATGTGCGCGATCCGACGTTTACCGTCGAAGAAGCCGCCTTGGCCGGATGGGTGCGCGGCGGCAGCGACAGCCGCAACCAGAACCGATAATGTTCTATGACATTGCCCCACATGAAGCTTTGGTTGGGTGACTTCGTACGAGACGCAAGTCGGAGCACATCGTACCTTGGTTTTCTATGTAATCGCGATTATTACATAGAAATATATTGTGCTTTTGTTCCTTACTGGACATTATCTGGTGGTATGATTCTGGATGGTACGCAACAATTTGGTATAGGTCGACGTCGTATCCGTGACGATCAACGTCCCCACAAAGTGTTCACACAACAGAATATGAAAGTCGAATAAATAATCATAACTAAGCAATACAACGATGCCGACTTGGATCTCTTCGGACATCAGGTGGGCGGCGGCGGCAACATACAAGGTGCGAAACTCCGGAATGTTTCCCGTATGGGTTTCTATGTAATGGATCAATGCATAGAACTCGTCGTCGGTGTATTCTAACGCGGTAGGATCTGACGAAGAATCCGTATTTTGCCTAAACAACCGACAAATACTTTCGCGGTATTCGTCGTCGTTTTCGTACTCAATGGAAATATGGGCAGGATAGGTGTATGATTCCGTCATTATGGTTGTCATGATATACGTCGTTCTTGCTATAGGATGACGTATATGTTCTATGTTTGTGTATGAAAGATTACCATGTCGTTTACCAAAACATGGACTTCTTCATGGTGCGCTTGCGGCGACTCATTCTGCGCTTCTTGCCGCCAGCCATGGCAGAGTCAGAGGCAGAGTCAGAGGCAGGGACAACAGGGACAGGGACAGAGTCAGGTTCCACTTGATTCTGGTTGTTGCCACCCAAAAACCGGTTCTTGTTCTGCTTGTTGCCACCCTTGTTACGCTTGTTCTGGCTCTTGTTC